GTAAATTTAGCTTCCGCTAAAAGTAAAAACGAAAAAGCTATGGAAGCAGATTCGCAACCAGCAGAAGCCCCTTCTTACGGAAGTGAAAAAGTTCAACCAAAATCAGTTGGTGAACAATTTGTTAACACAGCCGCTTATAAGAACTATAAAGAAAATGGAGTTAAAGGAATTGACGCTAAAGTAGGTTTTAGCCCAAATGAATTTAAAACTTCATTAACAACCACAGGTTATCCACCTGAGGTTTTGAGAGAGCCTGGCATATTAGAGTCAGCTCTTAGAGATCCAAATGCAGTTATTGGACTATTCGACCAAATCGAATCAGACCAAAATGCTTTTGCTTATCTCGAAGAGACTACATTCACAAACAACGCAGCTGAAGCTGCTGAAGGTGCGGCTGTAGGCGAAGCTGCTCTTGCATTCACAGAACAAACAGAAGCAATCAGAAAGATTGGTGTATTTATACCTGTCACAGACGAATTGCTTTCTGATGTAAATGGAATTCAAGGGTATGTTAACTCAAGACTTCAGACCATGATGAAACTAAGATTAGACTCGCAGTTAATTTCCGGTAACGGTACTGCTCCTAACTTAGAAGGTTTATTGGATGCTGGTAAGAGCTCAGTAGGTTCTTCAGACTTCAACAGTTACAATGGTAACTTAGGAAGAATTGGAGCAATCTATAATGCAATTACTGACATCAGAGTAAACTCTTTCACAGAACCTGATGCTATTGTTATGCACCCAAGCGATTGGAATCAAATCGTAACATCCGTTGGCGCAGACTTTGCTGGAACATCTTCAGCAGGTTATGCAGAAAAGTCACCACTTTTCGTAGCCGCAGGCGGAATGGGCGCAGGACCTTCAGCTCAAATCTGGGGTGTTAAAGTAGTTCCAACCACAGCAATCGCTAACAACACAGTTCTTGTTGGTAGATTCGGTGGTGGCGAATGTGCAAATGTTGTAATGAGACAAGGTATTGACCTTGCTATCACAGATAGTCATAGCGACTTCTTTGTTAAGAATCAGCTAGCTATCAGAGCAACAATGCGTGTTGGTTTCCCTGTTTATAGACAAGCAGGATTCCACAAATTGTTAAATATGTAATCCATATTGATTAATTTTTGTGAGGGGTAGTAACCCTGCCCCTTACAAATTTAAGTAGTATAATTAGAATTAATTAAAGATTAAAAGGAAAAAAATTTCATGGCAGAATTTACAAAAGTAGAAAAGTCTATTTGGAAAATGTCAGACGGTAGTATCTGGGAAGGTCCTATGTCTGAATTACCAAAAAGTAATGCTCAAAACATTGCAAAAGCTGGAAAAGAATATCCTACAGCCTGGTTAAAAGAACAAGGTTGGGGAAAGAAAGCTCCTGCAAAGAAAAAAGCAGCTACAAAAAAAGCACCAGAAACTAAAGCAAAAAAACCAGCTGAAGATAAGTAGGTCTTAAATGGCACTCGCTACTTATAGTGATGTAGAAAGTGTGCTTGGTATTGACTTAAGCACAACAGACCAAACAACTTGTACGAATTTATTAATTCCTACAATAGAAGACGCTGTAGCTAACTATCTTGGCTATAACCCAAATTATTCAGCATCAATAACAGAAAAGTTTGATGGAGACAAAACAGAAGATATATTCTTAAGGCGTTCTCCAATTATTTCAATTACTTCAGTTACCGAAGATGGTAACGCTTTGTCCGAAGGTAATACTAATGATTATGTTTCTTATCCTAGTCTTGGACGACTCCGCAAAGTGGGTAGAGAAAAATGGTCTGCAGCTAAATTACAAAACATTACAATAGTTTATAAAGCAGGGTATTCAGACAGTGAGGGAACAGCAGAAGATGTTCCTAAAGATATGAAATATGTTGTAGCTAGAGCTTCAGGAAGACTTATAACTTCAGCACTAGCATTAGGTTCTCAACAAAGCACAGGTTCTGTAGGAACACATAGTGCAGATAGTTCTAATGATTCACAATTTCAAATGGTTAAAAATGAATCTATTGGAGATTATCAAGTTTCTTATGAATCAGTTTTAGATCAACTTAATGCTGACCTGTTAATATCTTCAGACCTAAAAATATTAAGTAAGTACAAGAGACAATACTTCACTTCAGCAGGTATACTAGATTAATATGACAGAATTTAATTTCCCAGAGGGTACAAAAAGAGAAGATGCAGTTAACGAACTTATCGATGACGAGCAATTTAAAGAGATGGTTCTCAAACAATTTAATTATATGAGAATTAAAGGAATCAATCTAGTTCAAGATGCTGACGATATGGTTAATCTTTATCTCAAAATTTGTAAAGCCTTCGAAGAAGCTTCAGACAAATAAATCATGGCTCTTTACGAGTACAAGTGTTCTAAGTGCGAACATTTGTTCGAGGTAAGGCATTCAATACACGAAGACCCAATAATCAAGTGTGAAAAGTGCAATGCAAAATCTCAAAGACAGATATCTTCTAGAATTTATATGTTTGGAACAGTAGGAGTTGATTGGAATACAGATCCATCTAAGGTTTCAGATTCTATGAAAGATAAAGCTAAAAAAGCAGCTAAGAAAAAAGTTCAGTTTTAATTTTCGTATTTTTCTAAAGATTTAATCATCTTATCAGATAAAACATTTTCAGGTTCTGCAACCCAAAGTGGTTCTTTTCTTTTTTGTTTTCCGTATGTTCTAACTTCAATCCAATAAGAAAATCTATCTTTTAAGTGTTCAATTATTTTCATATCTACCATCAAATACAAATGTTCCATACTTAAGAGAATTTGAAATACATATTCCAACAAATTCTGCACAAGCAGGTACAACTGCATTTCCTAATGCTTTTATTTTATTAACCCTGTCAGGTTCATCTTCTATTGTTCTAGGTTCTGTTTCCCATGGTTCTATTACATAATCATCTTTATAAACATAAGGATTTTCTGCAAGATTACCTTTAGGATTTATTCCTTCTGCAATTCTTTTTGTACTAGGCCTGCTACTTGTTACAAGAGGTGTTTGCCAATTTTGTCTTTGCCATTCAAAACTTTCTACTGTTGTCATTTCTTTATCAAACTTTAAATCTTTTAAGAAAGGTTTTATAGCTTCCCAATCTTCTATAGTCGGATAAGAGAAACCACCTTTGTCATATCTAAACCAATGTTCGATAGTTGTTTTCTTAACATCTATATTTTCTGATAATTCTTTAACTGATGTTTGGGACCTAAGATAATCTACAAATTTCTTTTGTGTTGGTAGGTCAGGTCTTTTTAATATTTCGTGGTCTTTGTAAATTTCAAATAGTTCAGGATTTTTATGTATCTCGTCAATAGCAATTTGGTCTGCCAAAGTTATTTGTACAGGTTGACCTGAAGCTCTTTTTGTTTTTCCTTGAAGTAATTTAGTTGCGTACTTTAAAGCATCTTCTCCTGCTTTACCATCCATAGTTGTAGGTGTTCGCCATTTTTGTGATAAATGAACTCTATCTTGTAAATTAAGACTGTGAGAATTTTTTCCATCTTTACTTAGTCTTCTACCTTTTTCATTAAGTTCCATATTTTCGTGAAGAACTTCTTGTGTTGTAGGAGTAGGCCAATGTAAAACATCAGCATTGTATGTCCAATAGTTAGGTAGACCTAATTTTCCTGCCAACCCGACGGGAACCCCATAAGTAGAGACACCCACTTGCTGTTCAATCTTTTCCCAATAAGTTTGGGGTTTCTCTCCCCCATGTCCATTTCTAGAGTCGACCCGTGCTTCCCCGCTTTCACTGACGGAGCTTGTTTGTTCACTGGTTTCGAGGCTTGGCTCGCTCTTGGAGTTGACCATAGTTTCGGATTCTCTCTCAAGTTCCCTGTACCTTTCCTCTTGCTCTTTTTGGATTTGTCCCCACGGTAAAGAGCGTTCTCCAAAGCTTCCCCTGTTCTCGGATTCAAGTGATCTAAAGTGTTCGGAGTTTCCCACGATGAATATTCTTTCTCTAAGGTGCGGGGCATTAACCGAGGCTGCTGATACAATTTGCCATTCAACACTATACCCGCTACTGGAAAGGAAAGAAATAACTCTTCCGATTGCTCCTCCTTTGTTTCCTTCGTCGTCTTTGGCTGTGAGGAGTCCTCTGACATTTTCTGCAACAACCCATTTTGGTTTAAGAACGCTAATGGCTCTTTCGAACTGATACCATAATATTCCTCGTTCATCTTCTTCACTCATTCCTTTCCTGTTACCTGCGTAACTGAATGACTGACAAGGGAATCCCCCTATCAACATGTCCACAGGTTCTAGCTTACTAAAATCAACATTGTTTATATCGTCATTAATAACTTTTGATTTAGGCCATCTTTTTTGTAATACACTTGCACAGTAAGGGTCAAATTCTACTTGCCATACTGTTTCTGCATTAAAATCTTTAAGGCCTCTTTCTATCCCTAAATCTAAACCACCAATACCAGAAAAAAGACTACCTATTTTCATTGATACCTAACTTGATATATATTTCTTTTAATTGTTTTTCTAATTTTTCTTTCTCATCTAAAAGTTTTAATGTTTCTTTAGGTAAGTAAGGTCCATCTTTATAAAACATAATTAGATATTAACAGTTACTCTTGACTTCGCCACATTCGCTCCCATTTTTCTGCATCTCCCCAACACCATTCACTTGAACTCCAATCAGTCCATCTAGTGCTTGAATATGTATCTTCAGCTAAAAGTGAAGCTGCATATATATTCCAATAAGCAGAATATTGAACAGGTTGAAATTCAAATCCTAAATTTGTCATAGCAGTTTTGTTAGAAACCCAGGGCATACCAAATCTAGTAATTACCCATTCACCCCATTCAGGAATACCATGTAATTCAACCATCCATTTCCAAGTGTTTGGTATAAATTGCATAACTCCTGAATCATTATCTTCTGATCTGAAAGCATTTGATTTACCACGACTTTCACACCAACCTATTCTAAATGCAGTATATAAATTTTCTTCGTCAAAGTGCATTATATAGTAATGCGTATGGTCAGCCATGTTTTTTGGAAAACTATCCATACATTGTTTAACTTCACGAATTTCTTGAATAGTGGGTTGTGTGTCGATAATGGGTTGTTGAAAACTTGCTAAGAGTAGCAAACATTCAGCTATCATCGTTAATCTCCTTTGTTCTCGATAGTCTAATCTATAATAAGCATTTCTGCGTCTGATATAGCTAATGATTGAGACTTACCTGCTGTCACACCGATATGTGTGTAAACAGGATTTGTCCCTACAGTTTTTACCTTGAAGACATCTGCTTCATGGCAAACTGTGTAAGGATTCCACCTTACATGTATCATATAGTCGCCTTTGTGAACAATTTTGTCCTCAAAGACAGGTGCTGTATCCACAAATGGTAATTCTACCAATTTACAGTCCTTTCCTATCAATAATATAATTCTAGTGATATTGTTGCATTAACACAAGTTTATGCTAAGATTTCTTATATGATAATAGAGGAGAGCAATATGAACAAGTATGAAGATAGAATAAATGATACAGAATTACCTGAATTTAGACGGCCAAATGACGAAAACAAAGTAATTCCAACGCCTTACATATTAGGAGATATAGAAGATTTAAACGAATTACCTGCTTTGTTAGGACCTAAAACATACACAAAAGCCAAACTTACAAGAGAAGAAATAGTAGAAAAAATAACATCAAATCCTAAAAAAACAAATGTTGCTTGGGGAAAAGAGTGGAACTGTTCAAGAGAAAGAGTAAGACAACTTAGAGAACAGTTTGGATTGAATAGCGTAAGAGAGTTTAATTTAGAAATATTTAATTTAGCTTTGGAAGCTATAGCAAAAGGATCTGGAATGATTAATGCAAATACTTTTAAAAATATTCCTAACTTTAGTGTTATTAAATTTAACACTTGGCTTGAAGAAAAACCTTATCTAAAACAACAAGTCGAGCTAGTAAGAAAAGAAGCTTACGATAAAATTTATAATCCAACATCTAAACTTTGTCCTTTTTGTGACAAGACATTACCAATAGATAATTTTTATGTTTCTAAATCAGGTAGAGATAGAAGAATGAACAAATGTAATGATTGTAATATTAGAATTGTAAAACATTATTACGACAAGCGATATGTCCCCAATCCTACAGTAACAGAAAAAGTTTGTACAAGTTTAAAAGACTTAGGACCTCTTCCTGCTTCGTTTTTTCATAAATCGACAAAAGCAACTTCTGGTTTGCAATATAACTCTATAAGATATCAAGAGACTTATGCAAAATGGAAATCAAAATATAAAAAAATTATGAAGATAGAAGATGATAATACTAGAAACAATGAATTAAGTTTTTTAGGTAATTGGAAAGAAAAAGCTAAGAATGAAGCTAGAGAACTTATCCGTAAAGATTTGGAAGAATACAATATGCTAAACTTAGAATAATTGCGACCCAAAATTATCGGAATCCTCTACTGCTACACCGGTAGGGGATTTCGTGTTTTTCGGATGTTATACTTGTGATATGCCTTCAATTACAACAGCATTATTAAACGAATCTATTGACATAGAAAGACTATCAGGTTCAACATCTCTAGACGATAGAGGTAATGAAGTCACAGCTTGGTCATCTAGTTCTTCTAGTGTTCAAGCAAGAATTATTCATACAAAAGAATTCACAGAAGATGATGATATGAATATAGAAGCAAATCTTTTAAGACTTCGTGTTATGGTTCCTGCAACTACAGATGTAGATGTTAAGGATAGAGTTTCTTATAATTCTAAAAAATGGAATGTCAAAGGTGTTAAAACAGTTAAAGATAGATTTGGTAATACTTTTTATAAACAAATTATTATGGAGAGTGGTTACTAATGGCAAAGAAACCACCTAGAGTAGTACAAAAAATTGTAGGCAGATCTAGAAGAAGTTTAAGGATGACAAAGACTGCTAGAGCAGGACAGCGTTATTTAATTTTTGCTGAAAAAGATAGTAACAGTGAGTTAGAATTTCCTGAATCTGTAAACGATTTAAGAAGTTATATTTACACATACTCAGTTATTTCTAACGATGTTACCAACATAGTGCCTTCAAAAACATTAAGAAAAATTAACTCAGCTAACTTAAGACTTGGTCGTATGGTTGGTGACTATAACGCTGTTAGAAACACAATTAAAGGTCTTTCTAAAGAGCATGAAGTTTCAGGTGTTGGTCAAAGGTTTTTAAGAAGAGCTGGAGGTCGTATTTCAGGTTCAGCTATGAGAGTTATTCCTTCAGGAGACAGTGTTTTTACTAGAGCAGCATTTCGTGGAGTTAGGTCTGTAGCAGGTGCTAACTTAACAATGTTTACAGATAACATGATGAACAAGTTAAAACCAGGTGAAGCTTCTAGCAGAATGGTTACTGACCGTGCATTAAGAAAACTTGCAAGAAAAGGTGAACTTGGAGTTGACTATATGGCTGCTTATGTAGAACTAAAGCTAAAAGAAAACACACCTATCGATTCAGGTGCTTTGTATGAGTCTATAAAAAATAGAAAAGGTAGAGGCTACGGTAAGGCCGTATCAGGTGGTAGTAAAGCAGCACAAAAAATAGTTAGTATTGGTGATGTTCCTAATATGCCTGACCCACGAGTACCTTATCCATGGGTTGTAGAGTTTGGTATTAATAATGGTTTTGACAGAGAGACACAGCACTTAAATACAAGGCTAGGTGGAGATGTTCCAAAAAGATTTCAATTTTTAAAGAAAGTTACAGGTCCAAGGCCTGAAGGCGACAATTATTTTGGTGGTTTTTATAACAATGACAATAGAGCACCTATGTTAAACAGAAAAGATAGAACTAAAGGTGCAATGATGAGAAGAGCTTTAAATAAAATTATTGATGATTTCAAAAGAAGTAGTTATGGAAGAGTTGGTGTTGCTCAAAAAGATTTCTTGACATTCGACCAAGTATGGAATGCAGGAGAAAAATATAGCACACGAAGTACGGAGACACCTTTCTAATGGCTATAAACTTACCTGATTCAGAAATTTTATTTAGAACTTGGGCTACAAGTCAAAGTGTTATTACAGATATTGTTAGCACAAGAATTGCTACAAGATTACCTTCTAATGCTACTTTGCCTTTTGCAGTAGTAGATTTACTAGATTCTGCACCTGAAAATATAAACAGTGCAGGCATTTGGACAGCATTTTTTAATATAGATTGCTTTGCTGGTAAATATGGATCTGACGGTAATAAAGCAACTCCAGACTTTGCTACTGCTTATTCTCTTGCTAATGCTTTTGTTAGATGTGCTTTTGACCAAACACCTACAAAATATTCAATAACAGGTACAGATGGAATAATATATGGATTTAATCCTATCAGTGGTCCGTCTAGGATGGAAGATACAGAGAGGAATTTAGCACGCTATACTGTAAATGTAGGAATGTATTATGGAGAAGCAACATGAAAAATGTTAAAGTAAATCCTTTTATCAGGGTTTTTGATGCCATTAGGGATGAAAAACTTGATATCATTTTTGACAACAAACAATGGATAGAAGTAAAAGAATCTGAATGGAAAAGACTTTCTGAGTCACAGACCAAACAAGGTGATGTTTTAGTTCCGACATTTGTTGCTGAAGGTGAGGGTATGGGAGATATAAACAACCTCGTAACCGAGAAAATCGAGGACGAAGTTGTAAGTGATGAAGAGTGGCATGAAGTCGAGGAAGAAGTCATAGTAGAAGAAGAAGAGTGACAAGCTCTTCCAAGTAGAAAAAGTAGGTAAAAGTAATGGCACAAAGTATTACAGAAGTAATCTTGGGAACAGGAAACCTTTTTGTAGCATCTGAAAGCGATTTGAATGGTGGAAGTCCTAATACGACTTTCCCAACTAATCCAGCAGCTACACCAGCGTCATCCTATTGGGATAACATTGGATATTCAGAAGGTGGATTTTCTTTAGAATATGATAAGACTTTTGATGACATCATGGTTGCAGAAGAAGTAGATCCAATTAAGACTATTAAAACTGCTCAAGAAGTCAGAATAACAGGCGAGCTAGCTCAAGCATCATTAAGAAACTTGAAGTTTGCTATGGCTGGTGGTACAACATCAGCAAGCACTCCAGGCTCTGGATACACAACTTTAACTCCACCAACAACTGATTCTTTCACAGAAATGTCATTGTTGTTAAGAGTTAATGCTCCAGGGACAGATGATGGTGGAACTGCAAAATTGAGAGACATTCAAGTCCCTCGTGCAGTCAATGTTGGAGCTTTCTCAATGGTTCACGCAAAAGCACCACAAAAGGTAACAATCACAGTTGAGTACAAAGTACTTAAACCAAATAGTGATGCACCTTTTGCTAATATATTTAAAGTTATTGACACAGATTAATAACTAAGAAAAGTAAAAGATAGGAGAGTAATGTCAGAGTTTAAGGACTTCGATAAGGCTTATGAAGAGCTTACACAAAATACGCTAGATTTTAAGGTAGCTGGAAAGAAATACAGTATTCCTGGACAGCTACCCGCTAGTGTAGTTTTAGGTCAACTAGCTGTTCTAAATGAACAAGGCTTAGTAGATCCAAAGCAAATTAGTAAATTCTTAGAGCAATTGTTAGGTACAGAAGTACTACAAGATATGATGGAGAATAAAGTATCTTGGAAACAATTGGAAGATTTATTAAATTGGTTATTAATACAGTATGAGGTCATACCAGACCCTGATGCTGATGTAACTGAAGATGAGGGAGACGAAGACTCCCCAAAATAAATATCTCTACTGATGACCTTTTAATTAGATACCCAGCAGTAGAGGCAGACTTCCATCGTTTCTATAATATTGACCCCATGACAGTATCTTGGAGAAAATTCAAGGTGCTTTTGTTTTCTTTAGTTTCTCAAGAATCTGCTTTTTATGCACCATACCATAGAGAAATTTATGAGGAAATGAAAGAAAAAAATTCAAAAGAATCCGACTTTACAAGAAATAAAGATAAAACAAGAGTTTCTCTCGATGTAGCTATGCAGGAAATAGGAGTAGATAGGTAAATGGCTGACTTTAAAATAACGGGTGCAATGCGTCTGATGACAGACGCTGCGTCACAGCAACTTGCGTCTGTTGGTGCTAAAGCAACTCAAACACTTTCTAAAGTTGGTGGTGCTGCGGCTAATGCTATAAGTGCAGCTACTGTTGGTTTATTCGCAGGTCTTTCTTTTGCAATGGCTGCAGGTGCAGTCTCAGCAGTTAAGTTTCAAAATGAATTTGCAAATGTTAAGAAAACTATGTCCGATATCGAGGACCCTGAAGTTTTCGGAAAAATACAAGAAGATTTAGTTAAGTTAGCAACTCAAATACCAATCACAGCAGGTGAACTAGCTGGTATTGCATCTGTTGGTGGACAGTTAGGTATTGGTGCTGATGATATTACAAAATTTACAGAAGTTGTAGCAAAATTAGGTGGAGCTACAAACATGAGTTCAGAACAAGCTGCTACTTCTATGGCTAGGTTCTTAAATGTTACAAACGAAAACATTGATTCAATTGGTAAGTATTCATCTGTTCTTGTTGAACTAGGTAACAATGTTGCTGCTCAAGAAGGAGAAATTATACTTTTAGCCCAGAACTTTGGTGCTTCAGGTAATCTTGCAGGTTTAGCAACAGAAGAAATATTAGCTTTCTCAGCAGCGATGAAAGAAACAGGTCAGCAGTCTCAGGCTGGTGCAACAGCTCTTTCTAAATTATTCCTTAATATAACAGACGCAGCAAAACTAGGTGGCGACGAAATGGCTACCTTTGCACAAGTTGCAGGTCAAGATGTTGATGAGTTTAGAAGATTAATAGAAACAGATGTTGGACAAGCTGTACAGATATTATTAGCTGGTTTGAACAAGATGGGAGATGAAGGTAGATCTACTACCGCAGTATTACAAGAAATGGGCTTAGGAACTGTTCGTGTAAGAAAAGCAATCTTATCTTTAGCTAACAACGAAGAAGGTCTAGCTGAGGCTATGAGTAGAGCCAAAGCTGAAGTCATTGACCAGAATGCTTTGAATGAAGAAGCAGCAGAAAAGTTTGGAACAGTTGCTATGCAAATGCAACAATTTAAATCTACGATGGGTGCAGCTTCAATTACTTTAGGTCAAATATTCTTACCTATTATGGAAAAATTAGCAGGGATATTAGTATCAGTAGCTAATGCTTTCTTCGGACTTGCAGAATTTTTTAGAGATTATCCTGCTGCTTTTTGGACAACTTTTTCTGTATCTTTCGTTGCTATGTCTCTTGCTCTACTAAAAATGGGTAAGGCTCTTACAGGTCCTAAAGGATTAATAACATCAATGTTGAAGTTTGCAGGAATTACTGGAGGCGTAGGATTAGTCATAGCTGGTGTAGTTGCAGCTCTTGGATTCGCAGCTGCTGCTTATGGAAAATATAAAAAAGAATTACAAGAAGTACAAGATGTTCAAGAAGGTGTATCTAAAACTATTGAAAGTATGTCTATAAGTCTTGCTGATGGATTTAAGGCAGAACCTATAGATGCAGATACTTGGGAAGAATTTGTTACGAACTTACCAGAAGCAGTAAGAAATTCTGTTATTAAAGGTGTTGAAGAAGGAACTATGGACCAAGAACTTTTTAATAATTTAATAGCAAATGCAGAAAAATTAGGTCCTGAATTCGGTGATACTCTTAGAGATGCTTTAGATATTGATGAAGGTTTCTTTGGAGACTTTATTCCTGAGGACAGTGAATCAATACAAGAAATTCTTGGAATGATTGAAGGTGCAGGCCTTGGGGAACAATTAGGGGGAACTGTTTCTTTATTAGAAGAATACAATAAATTAATTTTTCAAGGAAACAGAGCAGATAAAGATAGATTAGCAATAGTAAAAGATTTATTAGTTACACAATTGTCAATTGTTGATGGTGTGCAGATAGAAAAAGAAGTAAGAGACAAAGAAATATCAGCAGCACTTAATGAACATTTTGGTTTACAAGTTAAGACTGATAAAAGATTAAGAGATATGATGTCTACCGAAGCAGGTAGAGTAAAACTTGCAAAAGAACTTGCTAAAGAAAGTAAAAAATTCAGAGATTTAATTTATGATACAGCTGATGGTGTAGAAGAAATAGTAGATGAAACAGAAGAAGTAGAATCAAATCTTGATTCCTTGTTAAGAATTACTAGAGACTTTAGAACAAAAATTGATAATTTATTTAATCCAATAAAAGAACAATTTGAAATGCAAAAAAATGAAAGAGACTTACAAAAAGCTCATAAAGAACATGCAGATTTACACCAAGAACAACTTGATCTAACAAATGAAGATGTTGCATTACAGCAAGAGTTAGTTGACTTAGGTTCACAAGAAGTAACTAATGCAGAAGAAAAACTTGAGATGCAAGAGTTGGAAAATGAAGCATTAGAAATTGAAGAACGACTTAGAACAGGAATGGCGTTAACTGCTAACGAACAACTTCGAAAAGAAAAACTTAAGAAGGATTTGGTTAGAGTTAATGCAGCTGCTGCTCATGGTTCTTTAGAATTTGCTGAATTAGAAGCAAAAGCTATACAAGAACAAATAGATGAAATAGATGGTAAAGCAGTTACTCAAGCACAAGCAGATGAATTAAGAGCTCAAGCTCTTGATGTCGCAGAAAACGCACAACTAAGAAGACAGGAAGAAATTGCCACTATAGAAGAAAGAAGAATAGAAATTGGTGAAAGACTTAAAGAAATTCCTGATGATATTTTAGATGTACACGAAGACATTCACACATTACAAAGAGATTTAGTAAATAACACACTCGACATGATTGAAGCACAAGCTAAATTCAACACAGTCAAAGAAGAAGAATTAAGATTAACTGCTCAACTTCTTGGAATGGACAATCAGAGAATTGATGGATTGATGACATTGATGAACCATGCAAGAGTTGAATCAGGACCTTTAGGTCAAGGAAGAGTAGATTATATATTACAAAATATTCCGTCTATTGCTGCTTTGTTAGGTTATACATCAGGAAACTCTGTTACAGGTGGACAAATGCAAGATTTATTTACTGACTTTAAATCTTCTGGTGGTTATGGAAATATGAAACCTACTTACAGACACATGGGTGGTAACTTTAAGCCTGGACAAAATTATGTCGTTGGTGAATATGGACCTGAAATGATGAAAGCATTTCCAGGTGGTGGTGGTCAAATTACTCCTATGGGAGACTCAAGAGGTGACACAACTAATTATGTTACACTTAATGTAACAGGCCTTCCTTCAGATCCTATAGCAGCTAGAAGAACAGCTCAAACAATTCAAAAAGAATTAAACAAACTAAAAAGTGATGGAAGAAGTGGAGTAGTAAGATGACCGGTTTCAATAAACAACCAAGAACAATGAGAGAATTAAAAAGAGGAATATTAGCTCGTATGAGAGCAGGAGAAAGCTTTGAATACATGGTTGCTAATTATCCTAGAGAAGTACAAGTTGAAGTGGCAGAATGGATTAAGAAAAAAGTAGATGGCTAATACAATGACAATAGGGAGAGTGACATTCACTTCTCCAAGAGACATAAAAGAAAGCTCTGTTCAGTCTAGTAACTTGAACAATCTCGAAAGAAGTTTTAGTTTTAACGGTTCTATTTGCGAAGATACTATTGCTGCTACAAAAAAATTAAGAGACGAATTAATCTCTTTAGGAAACTCAGATTTAATTTTGCCAATTACTTACGAGGGAGATACAACTTTATCAGGTTATGGAAAAATAACTTCTATGGATGTATCTCCCATTAAGTTAGCTACAGGATATTTTTCTTACAACATAGGTTTTGATATGAAGGGTAGACCTTCAGAAATGATTTTTGAATCTAATATGAGTGGTGCTTTACTTACTAACTCTCATTCAGTAACTACAAATACTACTACTTATGCTCCATGGCACGCAGTACCTGTTAACGCTTATAACTATAAAAATGATTCTTTACCTACACCTGTAGTTAGAGCTACTGAAAATGGCAATGTAGCTTTCTTCTACGATGCTGATCTTAGAACATACGCTTCAAATTGGATTGTTAATCCTGATGATTTTTATAAAGGTGCAGCAAAAATAACTATGGACTCAACTGTCAAAGCAGGTTACTTAACTGCTAATACACCAACAGGAGTAGAAATATCTAACGGTATTATAAAAATTACTTCAGGTAGTACTACAGACCAATCAAGGTTTACTTTATCTTTCTATGACAATGGTAATTACACAAGTCAAAGAGAAATAGAAATATCTAGTGGTTCCTCTCAAACAGAATGGAATGTTTGGAAAACAGTACAAATATTAAGAAACGAACCACAAGAATGTGTTGTAAGATTTGTTACTTACTCAGATGATACTCACGGAGATGGAAGATTAACTGTTGATGTAAGTGTTAAAAGAGGTGCTCATCACGCTTCTATAGTTATATCAGAAGCAGGAACTGCTACAAGAAGTGCTGATACTAGAAAAAATTTACGAATGGTAACATCTAATGCTATGTCAGCAGGAACAGGTTACATCGTAGAATCAAGTGCAGATGGATCTGGGCAAAAATTTATGATAGGAAGTCCTCAAGGTTTTACAGCTGTTGCTTCAAGTAGGCTAATACATCTAGCTAGTAGCCAAGTCAAGACCTTTGTAGGCTATGTTTACAATGCTGCTAGTCCTGCTAGCCACGATTCAGGAGATGCTGTTAGAGACCAATACTTGGAAGGACTATACGAAAATATTAGATTAGTGAGGGCATAATGGCAGTTACCGAAAGACTGATGGGTACAGGTAGCTTTGATGTATCTTTTTCACAATCTGAAACTCCAACTGAAATAGTAGAAACTATAAAAGAATGGGGACACATAGTCTTAACTGCTAATCAAGTTGACATAAATACTTTATCAGATGCTCAAATACTTTCTACTGCAAGATACACAGGAATTATCTTAAATAGATCACTAGAAGAAAATGTTGTTTCTATTACAGGACAAGGCCTTCAACTATATCTTGGCGATGGTTCATCAAAAGGTATGGTTATTGCAGAAAGCAAAAATATTGGAAAAGTTAGAAACTATATTGGTACAACATTAGCTGAAACATTATTTAACTCTACAGCACAAACTAATAAGCCATTAGGAATAATGAGAACAGAAGCAGGTAATTCTCAAGCTATAACACAAGGAACAATAACAAACCCAGCAGGAACTTATACAGGTTCACATTTCGTTCAAACTGCATTAAGTGCCTTAAAAGAAATATCAGAACAGTTAAATACAGAATATAAAATTAACGCAGATGGAACTATAGATGCAGGACCACAAGCTAATTTATTTCAAGGTGTCAATGGCAATCCTTCAACAATTGTTGTTAAGTCTGGATATGGAGATGACCCGGAGTTTGAAGGTGTAGTTCCTCAAGGACTAAGAACAGAGTTTGATGCTACAGATTTTGTAAGCAGAGTCGACTTTATCGGTGAAGTAGGATATTTTGACACGGCTACAGATGTTGCAGGTGAAGCTAATTTAGGTTCTAATCCATATAAAGATTTACACGGTAACGCTTTAACAAGAGTTGCATTAGTTCAAGAACCTGACATTCCTATAGCTCAACTTAATAACAGGGCAACTTTAATGCTTAACGAGTTATCAAGAATTAAAAAAGTTCTTAACTTAGATCTTCAACAATATGAAGTAGAAGGGGACATGAGAGCAGGAGATTATATATTTGCTTTCGACCCTGACATAGGTTTTAAAGATACTGCAACTGATGCAGCTGCTGAATCAAGAAGTATGTATGAAGCAGTCTTTAGAGGCCAAACAATAACACCTGTTAAAGTTCGTGTTCAAGGATTGACTTGGCCTATCAAACAAGGAATGGGTGTTTACTTTAGAGATAAAGATGGAAACTATACAGACTTAACTCAATATGTAACTTTTGAAGCAGGATCTGCTCAAGTTGAACTAGGAGATTTATTAAGGTTTATTGGTGATGATTTAAGATTTAGTGAGTTTTCTTTAAATCAAGTTACTGCTGGTGTATTCTCTATACCTGACTTACCAGCCACACCTACTTTACAATCAGGTAGCTATCAAGATTCAGTTGGAGTAGACAAAGGATTTATTAGAGTTGTATTAGCAAAACCTACAAATGAAGATGGCTCACAAATTACAGATGGTAGCCACTATAGAGTAAGGTATAAAAAAATTGGTGACGCACAATACTCATATAAAGATTTTCCTTATACAGGTGCTAATTCAGAAAGTTTATTATTACAAGATTTAACAATTGGTTATACATATCAAGTTGGTGTAACTGTTTATGACAAATCTGGTTTTCACAAGATGTCAGCTTATGATGGCACAGGAGAAGATTTATATACAGATAGTTCTAGTGTTAATGCAAGTTTCGCTACTAATGCAAGAGTAGAAATTACAAAAGATGGTGTTGCACCTTCCAAGCCTCATACTGCAACTATTGCAGCTGGTGCTTTGAATGTTCAAATATCTCATTACTTGCGTAAAGCAGGAACTGATGGAAATGGTAACCCTTATGGAAACTTTACTTTAGAAGGAGATATAGATTATCTAGCAATACACGCTGTAACTGTATCAGGTAATTCACAAAACTTTACTGTGGCTACTTCTAATAAGATTGGCGAAGTAAGAGTAACAGCAGGTAACTTACTACAA